GAGAACATAGGCGTTATTGTCTGTGAGTAATGTGTTATCATAGTCGAAAGGTGTAACAAACTCCCCTTCACCTGTACCAACTTCCCCTTGACGTTGAATAACAAAATACAATTCCTTAACAGAATTAAGAAAGTCTAATTTAAACCTGGCATTGTTTACACCGGCGTCTATATCAAAAACATTCTGTTGTATTTGAGTAATTATATAATCCCTCTTTTCACTTTCTAGTTTAATTCGTTCACATGGGTCTAAAAATACAACTTCTGCACACAATTGACACTCTACTAAATCTATAACTTCATTAAAATCGGTTATTGGCTTTGAACCATCAACTTTTACAATCAAATCTTTATAGTTTCTAAGTTTCACTTCAACTTCAACTTCCTGTTTTTTTATGGAACACAGTGGAATAGCTAAATTGGGATTATTATAAAAATAGAATGGTAAATCTATGAAATATTCCTCTATACCGAATGCGGCTCCGAGATGACAGAGAATCTCTCTATCTGATACACGTCGATGCGCTGTTCTCTCTGGAAACTTACCAACGAGTTCTTCTAAAGCATATTGTTTAGTTTGTGTGACATTATGCTCTGAGTATATCTGAAGATAATCTGACGAAATACGCTGAATAATCTTACCCCCTATGATCAAATCAACAGATTCTATGAGAGCATGTCCAACTGAATCTATATAACCCCATAATGAAGTCGTAATATCTGGTAACTTTACTTTCAAACTTAGGGTCTTTAAAAGATCACCTTGATTTTGGGAGATGATGAATTTCGCTTTACCACCAAAGTTTGCTTTATTTTCAGAATCTATATCTACAAACTCACTTGAAAAGTTAGAATGTTTTTTAAAACTTTCAAGAAAGTAAGTATAGTCTGGATCTACCGTAAAAAACCTATCTTGAGGTCCAGATGCTTCAAGTTGGATAAAACCAGCCATTACTATTATAAGCTGCTAAAATTTTAAACCAGCAATTCCATTCGCTACACGGAGAATATTATAGTTGACTGCATATATTCTTGTATTATTGTCGTCTGTACCTGTGAGTGGGTCAATATCTAATGTAAGTAGTTTATGTGATATACGACTCATATTAACCTGTCCAGTTGGGTAGTAAAGTTCAGGGTAGAGAGAGAAAGAATACATAGCAAACTCAGAGTTTTGGTAAGTTCCCTCATTTCTAGGTGAATATACATGATGTTTGAGAGCCTGTTCATATACAAGGAACTTTTTACTTCGATTAAAAACCACTTGATTATTGAATCTAAGTTCTACATTTGTTATATTGTTATATTGATTTGGATAGTTGTTACTAACAGAAGATTCAGATTGAGAAACAAAAAATAATTCCTTAACCGGATGTACAAAGTTTAACATTACAGACTTCTTAGTTTCACCAGCTTTCATTACAAACTGGGATAACTGGGTTTGTGTAATAACGTAATCGATAGGTCTTGACATGAAAAAAGCCCGTTCATTAGGTGTGACAAAAATAAACTCTGTGTCTAGTGAAAACTTTTTTATCGAAGCGGTTACATTTGCGGGTGCTCCACCATATATAAGTTCAGAGAGGGGTCTTGTTTTAATTCTCACTTCAACCATTTGTTTTGTGAGGGCGCATGTAGGTATAGCCAGACTTGGATTCCTGTAAAAATAAAATGGTAAATCCATAAAGTATGTATACTCACCACCATAGGAGAGTACATTACCATGACCATTGAGAAAGTATAGAGTTTGATCAACATCGTCGTCTGTATTATAAATCTGTTGATGCATAAATATATATTCTCCTGTAATTCTTTCAATGGTTTGCCCACCGATGAGAAGTTCAGCATATTCGATAAGATGTGAAATGATAGAAGGTGACCAAAACACATTGTTACCACTTGTATCGGGTTGTGGATCACTGAGTGTAACTTTCAAAGATAGGTTCTTCACGAAATCACCTTTATCGTTTGGTACACGACACTCTAAAATATTCCCAAAGTCTATCTGTCCATCGAATTGACTTTCTACATAGTCGATCGCAAACTTTGTATGTCTTTTGTAATTCATCAGGAAGTACGAGAATTGTGGTTCACCTGTGAGCCATTGATCTTGAACTCCAGTGGCAGCGAGTCGTAAACGACCAGCCATTCCTACTCTATGTGAGTAAAATTTTACCAAAAAAAACGAAACAGTACATTAGAATGAACCTCCAGTTGAAGAAGTTCAAACCAGAAAAAATGACGGATGATAGAGTATGTGTTTTCATTGGTAAACGTAATACAGGTAAATCAACACTGGTTAAAGACATCATGTATTATAAAAAACATATACCAGCGGGAATTGTTCTTTCGGGGACTGAAGAGGGGAATCATTTTTATTCTGAGTTCATTCCTGATCTTTTTGTATATGGTGAGTATGACAGGGATGCGATTGAACGAGTTATGGCGAGACAACGTAAACTAGTAGGTGCGGGTAAGAATGATTGTGGTGCTTTCATGCTTCTTGACGATTGTATGTATGATAGTAAGTTTCTCAAAGACACATGTATTCGTCAATGTTTCATGAATGGTCGACACTGGAAAATCTTTTTCATGCTGACGATGCAGTATGTAATGGATCTACCCCCAGCGTTACGTGCGAATGTTGACTATGTGTTCATTCTTAGAGAGAATATCATACAAAACAGAGAAAAACTATATAAATCCTTTTTTGGTATTTTCCCAAGTTTTGATATGTTTTGTAAAGTAATGGATGCATGTACAGAGAATTATGAATGTCTCGTATTAGATAATACAGTGAGATCTAACCAAATCACTGATTGTGTATTTTGGTATAAGGCTACAGTAAGGAAAAACTTTAAGGTTGGAAGTCCGGATATATGGAAATTACATAAAAAAACCTACAATCCTAAACATCAACAGGGTAAAGAAGATGACGCTAAAAAAGCTACAAAGAAAACCAAACTCAAGATTACGAAGACGAAATAATAAACAAAAGTTCTTTCACTTTGTTTGACCTATTTTGTAAGTTTCTACTTCCCCTATAACAATTATAGTCAATTTCAATTTTTTCATATTGATAGGGTGAGAGTAATTCTTCCCATTCATCAGGTGAAATGAAACCCTCATTGCTATAGGATACGAGTGTATATTTAGATTTACTTATAGCTAATTGAAGAGTACGTTTCATAGCTTCATTTATTTTACACTTAGAATTGTACTCACTTTTATTCCAGTCACGTGGTATACCTGATACCTTTGAAATTGTATCAGGTTTCTCATTAGTACAAATTAAATTTAACATGAAATAATTCGAACCATATGGATGTTGATTATATGGGGGGTCGAGATAAATTAAATCAACTTTCGGTATTTTTTCCAAAAAAGTACAAGCATCTTCTCGATAAACTTTTACATCTTTCGAAGAATCAGGCCATACAGGACATTCAACTTCTATCTTTTTTGTGATTCTGTTTTGTGCATGACCACCCTTTCCACCCCAACCACCTTTATGAAAACCTTTAAATACACCTGAAGTGTTCGTGTGTATACTCGCTTTCACGATAAGTGGTGCGAGACAATAATCCCTAATTGATATCGGTACTTTATTATTTACATATTCCAACATACCATCAATCCTATTCGCATTCTCTTTGGTATAGAAACAACGTTCATCTTCATTAATATTAGATGAATCATTTGGCGCATAAAGTTCGGAAATGAATCCATCTTTATCAGGGCACTTATTCATATATTCTATATGCTCAATAATTTCATCATGATCGGCCCATGATGGGTTTTTCAAGAAACAATTTGAAATTACTTCACAGTATCTCTCTAGATCATTCACATATATTTCATCGCAATGTGTGAGTAACATTCTTGATACAACACCAGATCCAGAGAATGCATCTGCACATGATTTAGGATTTAATCTTTTCACGACATTTTCTATAGTTTCCACTAGCTTCCGCTTATTACCTATGTATGTTATCATAGGCTGGTGTACATATTCGTTCATATCTATTGTGAAAGATGACTATTCCCTTAAGTGATTCATATGCCACATGCTTCATAATTTTGAGTCTTTCATCACGTTGCCACAATGAACTTCCATGTGGAAATTGATCATATTTATGAGTTTTTACACAAAAGGTTGCAAACTCCCTCATATTATCTTTTTTTAGATTTATCTTCGAAAGCATATCATTTGGGTCAAATGCAGTGTCATCCTCCATCTCCCATACAATTGGATCTCTACCAAAGTTTGAGATTGGTCCAATTCTATCGATGATGGTCTCTGTATTATGAAAATCACACCCAGCGACAAATACCAAATATGGGCAAATTGGTAAGTCCTTAAAAAGATGCCATGATGCATTCAGATTTTTGAAAACGCGCTCGATCGCATTACCAGTCGATTGTTTCGGGAGATTTTTAGACTTCCTAACATCGTTCGTTCCTTGATACTTATCTTCAACAATCATGAAACAGTAACTTTTAGAATCAATTTTGACAAAAAATAAACCACCATCAGGGTTTATAAAACATTTTTTATCAGATTTCGAACCCGGAATTAAATCATGTATGCCAATACTTTTTTTCCAATAAAACTCAACATTCATAGCACTTGCAATTTCATGACAATACGATTTAATTTCATTCAGGGCACATGCAAGAGTACTTTCGGATTTAACGCATATTCCTGCTGCAATAGAAGAACCTTTATGAATATTCTGTAAATGCGCCATAATTAATGTATATATCACAGTAACTTAGGTAACTGCGTTACTTATATTTCTTAAAAAACTATGATTATATCAAATGGCTACAGACATTAATACGATGAACCTATCTGACAACGGTGATGGTATGGTGCCCCTTCATGACAATCCCTCCACGTCTTTTATGCAAAATCGAGATGAAAAAAATATACACCAAAGTAAAGAAACAACGATGGATTCTACGCCCATTAACGATATTATGATGGATCCCCCAATGATGATGGATGAACCTAGGATGCAGGGGATGATGCCACAAATGACCGCTCCCCAACCTCAGGGTGGTTATGTGCCACAGCAAGCGCAGCAGGCTGATCCCGAGAAAAAGTATCCTCTCAACCTCACCGATGATCAGGTTATTGCTCTCATCGCGGGTGCTGCCGCGGCTCTTGCCATTAGTAAGCCAGTCCAAGACAAGCTTGTGACCTCTATTCCCAAGTTCCTTAATGAACAGGGGAGTAGAAGTGTTGTGGGTTTAGCCTCCACCGGTCTGGTGGCGGCTATTGCTTTTTACTTTGTGAAGGATTACATTGTAAGACCTTAAGCATTCGATTCCCAACCCATATTACTATAGATTGACTTATCGATACCAGCATAATATGTAATTAACGCACCAACTGCAAAACTCGTCATGAGCAAGGCACTCAGATCAAATGCCTTTCTCCTGTTTGTCTCTTGGTAGTTCTTTACCGACTCTGCAGTTTGTTTCCAGATTTTGTTTCCAATGTATACAAAAATAAGAGAAAAGATTGAACTCATAAGGAAAAAGTTACGATCCACAGCAAGTCGTGGAAGATTTCCAACAATAAGACGCAATACATTAGGTATTACAACCGTCAACCATATAAGATTAACATGGTAATTTCTAGAAAAACGTGGAACAATCATAATTGCAAACACGGCTAACCAGTATCCAACGACGGTCAATAAAACGTCAATAGGTGTCTTCATTTATTAATGACAGAGATTATTTATCCTGAATATATTGACCACAAAACCTGGTTTGGGTTGGTATCTTGTCGTAAATACCTATGTTCACACAAATGTCCCTGAGTTCTATATAATTGTTCCAATAATCGTCTGAGTGTGAATACTCTTCAACTGTGCAGTGAGCAAGTTCATGTATGAGAACATGAAAAATCTCATTAACACTCCCGTCTAGACATAATACAATTTCTTGACCCTTATTTGTATTGTAACCAACCGTTCCCTTCATAATCATGATACCCGTAATTGGTATACAATGAACTAACATGTTGAACTTTTGATTGTCTGTATCTTTCAAATGTTCCCTGAGAGTTTTATATTTTTCCTTTACATCGATAAACTCTCGTGGTTCTCTAGTGTTCATAAGTAGAAATAAGTTAACAAGAAACAAAATAATGAACACTGTCATCTCTTATATGTAAATATAAATTTACTATACAATTCAGATATAGGATTCCCAGTCAGACCTTCCCATTGTTCAAGTTTGAAACCAATTTCTTCTAAGTGTGTCACCAAAAGATCTTTGTAAGCGACTGGTTCTGGTTTTGGTCCATCTGCATAATATGGTGTATCCACTAGATTTACCCATAATTTTTCACCAAACTGTCCATTTCCGTATTTTTTCATCATTAAGAAGTTTCCCATATCATCTTTGAAGGGTACACGAAAGGTTATTCTTTCCGAATCGGGTATAATTCCGATTAGTTTAGCACCAGGTTTCATCCTCTTTTTTATTTCTCGAATAGATTCAAAAAACTTTCCCTGACACTCAAATATGTAATGAAGTGAAAAATTATAACAGATAATATCATACTTTCTATTCGGGCAGTTATGGATATCACCACTATAAAAGTTTACACGTATATGCATATTTTTTGCGCGTGACTGAGCCTCGATCAAAGCAATCGGCTCTGGATCACACATACTTATATTTGCACCACATTTGTGCCATTTCAGAAGATCACCACCAAAACCACAACCGACATCCAATATTTGATTTCCCTCATTGGTTACCGATTGTATAAGAGTTCTCTTGGCGTCATTGTGATTCTTTCGAATCTCTTCCATAGTGATATATACTCTAAAGCTTTAATTTAAGGTAATTTAAACATGATATCTTTGGTACTCACGTGATCACTTAGGCACCAATTGAACAAATAATAATTTACAGAACCCGTTCCTTTCATAAACTTTAATTCTTCTAATTTTGAAGTATCTTCACCAACATCGAGAATATTAAATACATCAAATCCGAGATTTTTTGCAATTATAAATGCATCTGAATAGACATCTCCAACTGTATAATGTCCATATGCCTGTTTGACTGTATAAGTACCATCATTACGTTCATACTGGACACTGTAAAATGAAATGAAATCGTCTGTTTCATCATTTACGTATGAATATAGAGGAAGTATCCATTTTTTTACCCAATCCTTATTAATAACCGGTGCAATTTTAAATGTATTAAATTGTTTTTGAAGAATCTTGGTAACTTTGGGTATGTCGCGTACAGTCATTTTTCTAAAGGAAGAGTTTGTAACTTTCAAATCATAATACTTCTCACGCACTCGAGTTGTCGTATGAAAACCACTCTTAACAAGGTTTTGTATATTTAAAAAACGATGCCAGTAATTTGCTTTTGTTATAGGTGTTGGTATGGTTGTCACAGCTGTAAAAATAGCCTGCCAAATGTCTTCGGTGTTTGCAATTCTTTTGATTTCACTAATTAAAAGTGGTGCAAATCCATGTGATCTGTACTTTGGATGTACACACAAAAAGTTTATTTGAACCATTTTAACCATATCTTCATTGATCTTCATCGTGACCGGAACACTGGAAATATGTCCAACTATCTGACCAGTTTCCTTTTCAGCTATGCATATACTATGATGCGAAGGAGGTTCTAAATACCATTTAATCATTTCAATGTCATAAGACAAATTAAATGTATCGTCTCGGATATAGTGATTGTTTATAAAGTCATAAATTGTGTTAATGTCAAAGTCACACCATATAAAACCATCTGGTAATTCAAATGGTTCGGTCTTCACATTTTTTTCAATATTGATTGCACCCCCACGTCCAATATCACCTGACATAGGTTGATCATTCCAATAACTATGCATTAATAGTATTATTATTTATACTTTTAAGTTAGCTTAAAGTTTAGAACCTTATCAATTGTATAATGTCTCTTGAACCTGACTACACCACCGTCCCCGGGCTAGTATTCGCGTGTCTCTCAGTCGTTGGCCCCGATTCACCACAAAAGACTGATCAATGTGGTATCAAGATCCGCGGTGCTTTCGGTACCCGCGATGAGGCGTCTAATCATGCTAAGCGTCTCCAAAAGGAGGATCCCAACTTTGACATCTATGTCGTAGATATGTACAAATGGCTTCTCATCCCACCAGATTCCACGAAGATTGAAGACGTACACTACAGTAATGATAAACTTGAGGAGATCATGTCAGGTTACAAGGAGAACCAGTCTCAAGCAGCCCGCATGTTTAGTGAGCGTAAGCAAGGGATGATGGATACTAAGAATACACATACCCCTGGTGATGATAACTCCAGATTTTACACAAAGTCGGATGAAGCACCAATCCCTCACCCAGCTGAAGTCCTCGAGCGTCTCAAAAAGGAGAAACCCGATTCTCCGATGGAAGAGCTCGTCAAAGAGGCTGACACTATCGTTGCAGTCGAGATTGAAGAACGTAAAAAGAAGCGCGAGGCTGAGATTGCTGAAGCATCCAAAGATGATAAACTCGGAGATGTAAAGGAGGAAGAAGAAGGTGAACCAGAGGTTTCATTGGAAGAGGCGAAAGCTTAATAGAAATAGATAAATCATAATTTTATAAAAAAATATTCATATAAAGTAAACAAAATGTTGAGAGTAATCATCACAATCATTTTGACAAGTGGGTTCTTTATTTTGTTTTTTGGACCAGGTTTTAATTCAAAAAACAAACGAAATGTCGAAAAAGTAAGTACTATAGATGGATTCGTGGAGGATACTTACAGAGGTCCATTTACAGACAAGTTTATAACACCTAAATATGGTGAGATTGGAACGTTTACTGGATACTCGAGTGTATCAGAGTATAATTGGTTGAATGGATTTCCACATGAGAGTGGTGAAATAGAAGTTCCTGTTGAAACGAGTGAAGAAAAATTACAACGTCGTAAACAAGATCTTATGAGTACTTTAGGATAACAGGTTGCATGGTTTTACCCATGAAGAAGCCTAAGAGGAATACTGCAAATGCAATAATCCATGTAGATTTTTCTACGTTTGCAAATATATCAACCTTCTCGTTCTGGTGTGGGGGTGGGGGGGGTCCATAGTTCATATCAGGTGGATGAAAATAATAGGGTTGTTCTTGAGTCATCTCATTCTTAGTATCTTCAGCATTCTCCTGACCTAATTGGTCCATAACTGGATCGTATTCAATGGGATTACCAATGTCCGTTTCCATTTTCTAATATATCACCTGTTTTTTTTAAGCATATTCTTCCTCACTATCCTCATCATCTACAACAAAATCAACGAGATTACCATTTATATCTTCGTCATCTGCTGATTCACATAGGTCATTTTCATCATCTTCAGAGTGACATTCTTCATCGGTTTCGATATCCGAGCCGATGTCGGAATCGTAATCGTCCTGTTTAAAATCATCAATTAGTTCGGTATCATCTGGTTCGTAATAATTAGGCTTCTTTATTTGCCTACCTGAACGAGTCTTATTCATCGTTTTATTATAGTTAATATTTCTGTTTAACTATATTATCGCGAACAAGAAAGCTCGTTAACGACACTACTACTCAAAATATATGTTCTTACACGGGGACACTTTTTACAAATAGGACACTTTTGCTTAATCTTATTCTTTTCAATGATATAAGACATAGAATGATTTTCGTGATTAGATTGTATTTGTTCACAGTAACTTGATGTAGTGAGCACCATAAAATTATTCTTTTGTTGAGAGATGCTTACTACTTTAGTATCTTTCTGTCCAATAATAAATCTCTGTATGAAAGATTCTACCCCTGGTTTTACGTCAGATTGTTTGATCTGAGGCTTTTCTTCAAATTTCTTAATCTCTGGACATTTATTAATGTCATTCTTTACTGGGTATAACCGTTGTATTATTTTATCTGGTAGTTCATATTTCCTACCATAAAAGTCTTTACAAAAACCATCTCGCCGTCCTCTGATGGTTTCACATCTACAAAAACATTTTTGTGCTATGATCTTACCACTTATATGAAACCAAACATGATTGGAGCTATGTGCTCTTTTTAGATTTTCACAATATTTCGAATTCGTAGAAACGAGATACGTATCTTTATGCTTGAAGATTTTAGTGACTATATACGCTTTTTGTCCTTCGAGATTTTCCTGGATAAACTCTTCTATCATTTCTTTCAATTGATTATTATGAACTTCATCCTTTGTTTGTGCTTCTGTAAAAGTTCCTTCTTTGATAACAATTGAAGGTGGTTCTATATTTACATGTTGTACTTCATTTGTTCTGACAGCTGATAAACTAAGTATTTTGATACTTGGAGTCTGATCAATTCTCATAAGTGTCGACAAAGGTTCAGGTGTGTACATAAATACTGGAAGATATGCCGCTTGAACAATCTTACCTTTATCACAAAGTTCACACCCTTGACCACCACATGGTATATGCTTGGCCATTTTATGGGACCACGGCATTCTCAATCCACTACCCTTTGTTTTTCTATCGAAACTTCCGTAAACGGAAACGTCAATTATCTCATTCCAATCCATAGAGCTTTTCACTGTCGAAAGGGCTATCAGTATATGATCACGAAGAGCAAGTGCTGACGACTGATCAACTACATATCCATACCAATTCATATGGATACCAGTTTTAACTAAATCACCAATCATTTTGGGTGGTGCCACCGATATCAGACAATCACGACCACCGTGACGTTTCACTTTATCACAAATGATTTTACAAACATCACGGATTTCACTCATCGTCATGGGTTGATCATCTTTATAATCGATATCAACGAAAAAATTATAGACATCACTCTTTTGCTCAACTATAAATAATTTTTCCCCTGATTCAATAGCTTTGATGTACTTTTCATAAAAAATATTCAATTTATCGAACGGCACAGATAGGACACCACCGTCCATAAGCACGTGCGATAGATTGGTTGCATTATTAAATTTTTGTTCTTTGCACCACCTTTTAAACATACCTCATTATATCATCTACCCTCTAAACCACTTGAAAAAGGATACATCGTGATACTCCTTTTTAGCTGACAACTCTTTCTTAAAAGTTAAAAGTTCATACACCGTCTTACTTTCATTGTCGGTTTTCCAAATAGAAATCTCTTCATCACACAAACCTCGATTCGTTTTGAGAAGTTCTCCTATTTGCATCAAGATATAAGCCTTAGACTTCATTCTATTTTATAGAAAAGGTTTTTCTGTTAAGAGAAGTTACACACGAGTAGAATGTAGGGTTTTTAATGATATTATCTACAATGAGGTTCCATCGTTTACGTACGTTAAACTCTTCAAGCGTCTCAAAACACATAAAATCATTTTCATCAAAAGTTTTTTTAATAGGTTGTTTGTTAATTTTTTTGATTGTAGTTCGTTGTTTTTCATCGTTAAACTTTTTAACTAACGACTGTTGCTCCTGTTTGTCAAAATCCACAAAGAATATGAATACATTATACTCTAAGTCTACAGTTGGACTTTCTTTAACTGTAAACTTAAACTCAGTATATTCGCCATTTTTTAAATTGACTACACCTCTCGTTTCTTCTTCCAATTCCCTCAAAGCACATCTAATTGGGTTATATATTTCTCTTCGCCTGCATCCACCGGTTACGAAAATCCAATCTTTAAATCTCCGATCCCTCACTGTGAGGAATCGGGGTTTATCCTCAGTGAAGCTCACGGGTATAGCTATAGCTTTGTATTTCTTCATTGCGCATTCGCAAGTTATAATAAGCTGACAGGATTATTCATTGTTATTTTCTTCAACAACAACTTCAGCTTCGGATTCAACCTCAGTTGTGGGTTTTGTTGATGGCTCTGGGGCAGTTAAACGTTGAATTAAATGGGTCGAAACCCCCTTCAAGTCTTCTACATCCTGTTTAGCTTTATTCATTTCCCTGAATAGGAAGATAACACCTAGGATAGCCACAATAGTGCCTACCATCATCAAAGTTTCTCGATCCATTGAAATCATTATAGTTTATATAGAGTTCTTCTTTTTAAGTATCCTACACGATAACACCCATCATCGTTTTTCCGGTGGGAGGGCATTCATAGGGTGCTTGAGCAAATTGGACGGCTTCGTAATGCGTGGATTCACAAGACCTGTCAGTTGGTGGTGTGGACTGACCGACAAACTTTTCGAGTGTCCTGGACTTGGGATCGTACGTCAATACAAAAGCGATGGCGAGGAGGAAGACAATCTTCCAAAACATAGTTATTATTTAGTTAGAATATAAAAGACCGCCCATACCATTCTCGATACGGAGGACGTTGTAGTTTACGGCGTAAATATCCTTGTTGACCAAACGGGTATCGTTGACGATACGAGCCGAGTCAAGTCGGGAAAAGTTGAGAGTACCAGTAGGCTGAAGCTTACCAGTATCTAAGCAGAAAGGGTAAGTGAAGAGTTTGGTACCTGGGGTAGAGTTACCATGGGAGGTATGGTAGTAGAGAGGAACCGAGGTGTAATTGGGGTTCGCAAACTTGAAGTCACTAACATCGGTACCGTTAATTTGGATCTTGAGCTTATTGTTGTCACTGAGGATCGCCAAACCACCAGCGTTGGTGGTGACCGCATCGGTACCAGCGGCTGCCAAGTACTTCACGGGGTGGTTGAAGTTGAGCTCCTGGATTTTGGATCCCGAAGAGATCGCCTTCTGAACCTGGGTGATCAACATGTTCTGGGGCTGAGAAGCGAACACCTCACGCTCCTGGGTATCGAGGTACGCATAGTTCGCGTAGATATCCCACTTTTTACTGGAATCGGCGGCGTTGGCACCCCAAGTAATCCTAAGCTCGACATCATGATACTGAAGAGAAATGAGAGGGAGGGCAGTTTGCCAGTTCTCACAGAAAGAAAACCTGAGGGGGTAGAAACGCTCATTGGTGGCGCCACCGTAGAGGTCACCTGCAACCGACTTGGAGGAGGAGGTCGCGGAGAGGGTGGGAGCGATAAGGGTTGAGTAAGTGGAATCTTGCTCATCAATAACTTGCCCACCCACGAGGAGCTCGACCTTTGAAATCATAGTAGTCCAGTCAGCAACGGTAACCGTCGCGGTACCTGTATTAGCTACGAGATAAACATAGTTGAGGAGATCACCTTTGCGCTCGAAGCGAACGGTGGACATACCATTGTTTGCGACATTGCCCTGAATGACCTGACGCTCGACAGTTTGGGAAAAATTAGTGTGACGTTTGTAGGTAGATCTGAAGAAAGAAACCTCGGGCTGACCGACGAGGTGTACATCCTGGGCTCCGACGGCTACTAGTTGGGCAATACCACCAGACATTTTATATTATAGTGAGAGTTTATTTTTTACAGTTTCATAATGTATGCAATCGCTCGATATGGTGGGAGTTTTTCAAATGATGCCCCTTGGCCAGTCTGCTGTGTTGTGGCTGTGTGAAGGTGTTGACCGGTAGTGTCTGTCGTATATTCGTGGTCGTGTATATCATTTTGTGTCGTTGAGATACTGTGGGAATGGGCAGGAGCATTATCCACGGTAAGTTCGTGAGTGTGCTGTCCACCACCATTTATTGTTACACCATGTGTATGGTTACCTGAATTACCAATTCCAAAACCAATATAAGCTGTGTAGATCCAACCAGAATTCAATGTTTGCCCCCCCCCATTGTGACCACCAATACCATTGAAAGAATTACCACCACCGGCACAAAAATGGTTATGAACGTGATTCGGATTCACGACTGGATGCCCATGGTTGCCAGAATTAGATGTGTTCCCTTCGTGGTCGTGGCTCCCGGTGTTATTTGTATCACCAGTATGGGAATGGGACTGATTTTTCTGATTACTATCACCCGAATGTGAATGTCCACCAGCTTGAGCCGTTGTCACACTCGGATGTGTATGAGCGCCATCTGAACCGGTGTTCCCCCCATGTTCGTGACTGGGTAAGGTTCCTGATGTCATAGTCAAGTCGGTATTACCACCCGTTGAACCAGCTGTGTACGTTCCATTTCGCCCAATGAGCATATCTCCCCGTAAATCAGGGGTCCCATTTGAACCATTACAAATAGCCCATCCCGTTGGGGGACTCGCTATATCACCATGCCACAGGAGTATGAGACCGGCTGGGACGTGACTGTATGAAATACCATTAATATCAACACGGGTAGCACTTGTTGTACCATTCACCTCAACCGCTTCTGTTGCATCCCCTGAAAGATTAATTCCTAGTTTTTGAGTTGTGTAAAGCCTACCGACGTGCACTTTTTTAACAACACCGACGCCACCTGCAATCATGAGAGCACCATTATTAGTAGCCGTTGAATTTGTTGTATCTGTGACACTTAAAGTGGTCACTGTTGTATTACCACCCATTTTCGTATCACCACCAACAACATCGAACTTAAATGATGTGTTATTGGTCCCAACACCAAAGTTGCCATCAAACGTGTGTATGTTCGTTGATGCCATCTGATATTATAAAACAATTTATTTACTTAAATTTTCATTATATAAGCTAATGCATAATATGGAGGAAGAACTGCAAAAGCAGTTCCTTGACCAGCACTACCAGTTGTGAAAGTGTGTTCGTGAGCACCTGCGCTAGCATAATCGAATGTATGTTCATGTGCACCCTGACCAGCGGTTGTCGTTATTTCGTGCGCGTGATCAGAACTGGACCCTTGGGAAGTACCTGAGTGTGCGTGATTTGGAGAGTTTCCACAAGAAATAGAGTTATGTGCGTGTCCGTTGGCGTTGAAGTAGCCACCTGTATTGGCTTGGTGAAGGTAATTTGCACTCCCTAAAATTGATCCACCATGTCCACCAATACCGAAAAAGTTATAACTCGGCCCGGAATAGTGTTGATGCGTATGACCAGGGTCGGATGCACCGTGAGAGTGTTGCCCCCCGGCATTAGATGTACAGTTGTGGGTGTGGTTACCTGAATTACCAGTATCACTATTTGGGTGACCGTGGCCACCCGCATTACCAGTATTACCCGTATGTGCGTGTTGAGCAGAATCATCGGTGTTACCCGTATGTGCGTGTCCGGTGTAGGTACCGGTTTGACCACCATGAGCATGCGCAACTATATTAGTCGTTCCGAGGGTCACCTGTACAGAACCACCTGTTTGGTTGTGGTCTGGTGCAGCCGTAGAACCCAAAACAAATTTATCTCTCAAATCGGGTGTGCTATTACTTCCATTACAAAGAGTCCAACCAGATGGAACACTACCTGTACTACCAGACCAAATAGCGATGGCACCTGAAGGTACATGCGCATTGGTTATACCACCAACCGTAAGACTCGTCGTTTTCAGAGTTCCGTCAATGTTAACTGCATTAGTGGTACTCGCCGTTCCAACCGATATGGTTGTATCAGATTCTGCATTTGCACAACGTAATGTTTTTTGTACCCCCATACCACCAGCCACTGTAACAGCGGCGGTTGTTCTATTGGACGCCTCGGTTGTATCCGTTGAGGTCATGGTTGTGGCTGTAATATCCTCTACACGCGAGTTTCCATCATAGACGTCAAACTTATAACTAGAAGTTTGAGTTCCAATACCGACACTCCCATTAAAGGTTTTAATGTTAGTCGTCGCCATTTGGTATAAGTGTATACTTTTTTTATTACGATTTTCGTATAAACGCTAAAGCGTAGTACACTGGAAGTATTTGAAAGCTTGACCCTGTCCAGTTTGCTTGTGTAGATATAGTATGTGGGTGCCCACCAGACGATGAAGAACCACCACTAGCGTGTGTATGTTGAGCAATAGTACTTGTGGTAAACTCGTGGGCGTGGTTGGTGGAATAAGTACTTGTAGTGTACGCGTGTTCATGACTTCCCTGGTCTCCTGTATTGAAAGAATGCGAATGATCACCACCACCATTAGCGTACGCACCAGCGCTGGCACCAACGATCCAACCACCACTGGCACCAGCGGGAACGCCATTATGTCTATTTATACCACCGAAGTTGTAAGCATTAGCACATGTATTTGTGTGTGCGTGAGCACCTTGCTGGAATGCATGATTATGGTTATTGGTATCACTATTACCACTATGAGCATGGACGTGATTTGGTGTGGAAGTAGTATGGGTGTGATCATAATTTCCAGTTGTATCGGTGTGTGCGTGACCACCGGCACTACCCGTATCAATCGCGTGTGCGGACGCACCAGCCGAACCAGAATCACCTGTATGTGTATGTGCAGGTAAATTAGCTTCACTAAGTGTCACTTGTGTACTTCCACCTGTCGCACCAACTGCATATGTACTACCCGCCCCAATGATGAATTTTGCCCGTAAATCTGGTTGAGCATTTGTACCATCACAGAGACCCCAGCCATCTGGGACATTCCCATCTGTACCTGACCACATCGCAATAAGTCCTTGTGGCACAAAAGCATCTGTGATTGAACCAATTTTTAGACTAGTCGCCGAAATTGTACCGTTTACGTCAAAATCAGCAGAGGCGGTTTTTGCTACACCCA